TTATGTTAGACGCGGTGGCTACCACGTGTTCTTGATAGCCCACGTAGCTGAGTGATTCAGTAGGTCGTCCTATAGGAAAGGAGTGTGTATTATGGTTACATACGGAACGTACATGAAGGGACGTCACTTCAGAAGGGGGGTTAGCTCTCTTGAAACCGATAAATGAATCTTCCCTTCAAAATAGCCTCGATTCAGGGTCAACAAAACGGTTAAAAGAATTAAGAGCTGATCTTAAACGTGATAGTGATACGAAGCCTTTATACGATGACCGTGCAATTGACGTCTTGCTACAGTACGCATATAACAAAGGAGAAGTTGTTAGCGTATTAAATTATTTAGCAAGTCTCAAAGATGATAATGGTATACCATTCTCACGTTCATATTACTCATACGAACTCTTCAAGGACAGCTGGGTTGGTTTTGAGCAGCCTGAATGTGCTTCGTTCAGGTGGAACGTCCATTATCAGAATGCAGCTGAAAGGGTTAAGCTTCGTTATGCCGACGCCCACCTAGTGCCTCTACAGTATTCATCTGATATGGATATTATAGATGCAGTCACTGACTGGGACACTTCAGCGGGTTGGTCCAAAATTGTAACTGGATTAACAAAGAAGAGTGCATACGTCAATGACATTTTCGCTAACTGGTCACAGATTCGTAGAACAGCCATCGAAGATGGGTCATTTAATTGTCCCATTATTCCTGGTAGAAGGACGCAGGTCAGTGGTGCTTTTGATGAAGATGGGAATGAGTCTAACACCTGTAAGCACAAAAGTAGAGCTATCAATATGATAGATCTTAATGTGATTATTGCTGAAAGGATGTGGGCGAAACCTCTTACTGCATGGTTAGCGCAATACCCATACAGCGCTATTGGGAAACCTGATCAGTGGATTGCGCATTGGACATTTGGCCAACGCACAAAATTGAGGTCTTACATTAGTCTGGATTATAGCAAGTATGATTCTACGATTCCATCATGGCTCATCAAAACTGCTTTCGATGTAATTCGTGCCGCTTTTGATGATATCTGCGATCCTCAACTGTTAGAGGTTGTAGAAGAAGACTTTCTAAACAAGAACATAATTACTGGAGATGATGTGTTCTTTACGAATCATGGGAATCCATCAGGTAGTGGCTTTACAGCTATTATAAATGGGATTTGTAATGAGATAATCACGGAAACGTGGTTAGATTGGAAAGGATTGGAAGCTGAGTACAATATTATGGGAGACGATAATCTCATTTATCTGTATGGATCAACAGTTTCGCAAGAAATGGTGAATAGCATAAGCTCTTACATATATCACAATTTTGGTGTGAGAGTGAATGCTAGTAAGTCTACCTTCGGCACACCATATCATGATCCCGAATACTTGTCCAGATTTTGGACAGTTGAGGGGGGC